TGTTACTGTTGTAAACGCAGCAAGGGTATCGTTCAACAAACGCTCACCCAAAAGTAAACCAATCTCTGACAAAGATGCTAAGTTAATTAACTATCTTGCCAAGCACAATCATTGGACACCGTTCGGACACTGCTCCGCACAGTTCCACATGAGAGCGCCTATCTTTGTAGCTAGACAACTTGGTAAGCATCAGGTAGGGTTGGTATGGAACGAGGTGAGCCGTCGCTATGTGTCTGATGATCCAGAGATGTGGTACACAGAAGAATGGCGTAAAGTTGCTGACGATAAGAAACAAGGATCATCAGAAGAGTTAGTAATGTCACCAAAAATTATGAGCAACATCTACAAAAACGCTATAGATCATGCCACAGAAGCATACAAATCTTTACTCTCCCAAGGAGTATGTGAAGAACAGGCTAGGGCTGTGCTACCACAAGGTATGTATACTGAATGGTACTGGAGTGGTAGCATCGCAGCCTTTGCTAGGGTTTGTAAGCTACGCCTAGCTAGTGATACGCAGAAGGAGACAAGGGATGTAGTTAAGAATATAAATAGGCAACTCGAACAAAGATTTCCTGTGTCATGGAGAGCTTTACAAGGAGCGATGTGATGGTAAAAAAATGGGCAGTTAGAAATATCAATACAAATACTTTAGTGAGTAAGGACATCAGAACAAGAGGCGAAGCCGAAGAAACTCTTGACTATTACAGCAAATTGTATTATGCTATCTACTCAGAGCGACGTACAGATTATAAGAAACTCTATGAAATTGTATCTAACAGTGAGTAAGCTATGACAGACACAGCAACTTTCGTACACCACCTACCATGTAAATCTTGTGGCTCTTCTGATGCAAACTCTTTGTACTCAGATGGTCACCAGTACTGTCACAAATGTGAAGAATTTATCCCATCCAATGAGGAAACAAGTATGCAAACTAATACAGTTGTATCTATTGATAAGACAAAGCCTTTGAATAAGTATGACAACGCTGTTATTTCTGATCTCGGTGATCGTAAGATTGCTGCTGATACGGCCAAGCTTTATGGTGTATCAGTTGTTAAAAACAATGCTACTATTACCCATCACCTATACTCTTACAGAGGATCAGACGGTGAGTTGATTGGTCGTAAGATCAGAGGCGTTGAAGGTAAGAAGTTCTGGTCAGAGGGCAACCTCTCCGATGCAGGTTTGTTTGGTCAGCATCTATTCCCTCGCAAGGGTAAGTATGTCACTGTCTGTGAGGGTGAGCTTGATGCTATGTCAGCTTATGAGATACTGGGTTCTAAGTGGCCTGTTGTCTCTCTCAAGAACGGTGCTGGTGCAGCAGTAAAGAACTGTAAGGAATCATTTGATTTCCTTAACATGTTTGATAATATTGTCCTGTGCTTTGACAACGACAAGGAAGGACGCGAAGCAGCACAGAAGGTAGGCCAACTGTTTGAGCCTAACAAATGTAAGATTGTCCATCTTGCCATGAAGGATGCTAATGAGTACCTGAAGACAGGTCAGCGTCAGCAGTTTGTTGAGGCATGGTGGAACGCTAAGTCCTACACACCAGCAGGTATCCTAAATCTTAATGAGCTAGGTTCTTCGTTGTATGACGAAGCATACTTTGAATCAGTCCAGTACCCTTGGTCTAAGCTCAACGAGAAGACATATGGTATGCGTACAGGTGAACTAGTTACGTTTACTAGTGGTGCTGGTATGGGTAAGAGTAGTATCATTCGAGAACTTATGCATCATATTATGTGTACTACTAAGTACAACATTGGTGTACTAGCACTAGAAGAAAGTGTACGTAACACTGCATTCAATCTTATGTCAGTGGAAGCTAACGCAAGATTGTATATCAAAGAGATCAGGGACCAGTTCACACAAGAACAGTTGAATGATTGGCAGGAGAAGACAGTAGGTACTGGTAGGTTCTTTGCCTTCGATCACTTTGGTTCTATCTCTAACGACGAGATACTAGACCGTGTTCGTTACATGGCAAAGGCTCTTGATTGTAAATGGATTTTCCTCGATCATCTGTCCATCCTTGTATCAGGACAGGAAGATAAAGGTGATGAGCGTAAGTCTATTGATATCCTTATGACTAAGCTACGTTCTCTTGTTGAGGAGACAGGCATTGGCTTGCTACTTGTCAGCCACCTACGCCGTCCATCAGGCGACAAGGGCCATGAGGATGGTCGTGAGGTAAGCCTGTCACACCTTCGTGGGTCAGCATCTATTGCACATCTCAGTGACAGTGTGATAGCATTGGAGCGTAACCAACAGGCTACCGACCCTGTAGAAGCCAACACAACTACACTACGCATCTTGAAGAACCGTTACACAGGAGACACAGGAGTATCGACACACCTCCATTACGACAGTGAGACAGGACGTATGACACAGATTGACAATCCTTTTGTTGATAATGAAGATGATCAAGATATTCCTTTCTAAATATGAGAGCTATTGTAGACATAGAAACAGATGCTATTGATGCTACAGTTATCCACTGCATCGTAGCAAGAGACTACGACAACGGTACTGAGTGGTCGTGGGTAGGTGAGGAGTGTCACGAGTTTGTTTCGTGGGCTAAGAATGTAGAACAATTTATAATGCACAATGGCATTAGCTTTGATGCACCTGTCTTAAACAGACTGATAGGTTCTACAATACAGCTACGACAGATTCGTGACACCCTCATTGAATCACAGTTGTTTAACCCTGTCAGAGAAGGAGGACATTCCCTCAAGGCATGGGGCGAGAGACTGAGTGATACTAAGATAGAGTTCAAAGAGTTTGATTGTTACACGCCAGAGATGCTAGAGTATTGTAAGCAGGACGTTAGGCTTACACACAAGGTAGCACAACAGCTAGACAAAGAGGGAGTAAAGTTTTCTACAAAAAGCATACGCTTAGAAAATTGTGTTAGAGCTATCGTAGATCAGCAAGAGAAGAATGGTTTTACTCTTAACCTTCGTGGAGCCATGATGCTGTTGTCTGAGTTACAAGAAGAAGAGGAAGGCTTAGTGGCTACAGCAACTGAGATGTTCCCGCCTAAAGAACTACAGCTAAAGACAAAGATTAAATACATACCCTTCAACATTGCTTCTCGTAAGCAGATAGCAGAACGCCTGATGGCTAAAGGCTGGAAGCCTACTAAGCATACAGACAAAGGTAATGTTATTGTCAATGAAGAAACTCTAAGCCACATCAAGATGCCAGAAGCTCAGATGTTCAGTAGGTTTTTCCTGCTACAGAAGAGAACAGGCATGCTCAAATCGTGGATCAAAGAGTGTCACGATGACGACAAGGTACGAGGCAAGGTAATGACACTGAAGACTATCACGGGCCGTATGGCTCACAATAGTCCTAACATGGCACAAGTCCCAGCCTCTTACAGTCCTTATGGTAAAGAGTTCAGATCACTATGGACCATCTCTGATCCAGACAATTATAATTTAATTGGTACTGATGCTTCTGGTCTAGAGCTACGGTGCCTTGCACATTACATGAAAGACAAGGAGTATATACATGAAGTAGTTAATGGAGATGTACACACAGCCAACATGAAGATGGCAGGTCTCACCAACAGAGATCAGGCAAAGACTTTTATCTATGCCTTTCTCTATGGTGCTGGTCCTGCTAAGATTGGTAAGGTTGTTGGAGGTGGAGCGGCACAGGGCAGAGAGCTTATAGAAAGGTTTCTAAGCAACATGCCAGCTCTGAAAAGACTTCGTACACAAGTCACTGAAGCTGCAACCCAAGGGTCCATCAAAGGATTAGATGGTAGGTGGTTGCAGATACGGTCTGAACATGCTGCGCTCAATACCTTGTTGCAAGGTGCAGGAGCAATCATCTGTAAGGAATGGTTGGTTCAGATGACAAAGCAAATCAATGAGATGAAACTAAATGCCAAGCTTGTAGGTTCTATTCACGATGAGTATCAGTTTGAAGTTAGCATAGAAGATACTCCTCAGTTTTGTGAGATAACCAAGCAAGCTATTCTGGACACTGAGAAAATACTAGGAGTTATCTGTCCCTTAGATTCAGAATATAAAGTAGGAAAAACATGGGCAGAGACCCATTAATAAGTTGACAAGCCTACTTAAAGAGAGTATGATGTAAAAATAAAGTACAAGGAAGTGTTGATTTCATATCAACCTTATGTTATAATGTTTGTTCTTGTGTAGTAGACAAGATGGAAACTAAATAGAAACTCTAGGAGAAATTAAAATGACTAAAGAATATCCAGACCCTATTTTTATTACTGGTGAAGCTTACTGGGCAAAGGTGTTTGAGCCTAACATGATTAACCCTGAGAAGCCTGAGTACACGATTGACATTTGTAATCTTGACCCAGACAATTTGAAGATTGCACAGGATGCAGGACTATCTGTTAAGAATGTAACAGCA